AAGGTTTCATTTATGCAAAACTTTTTTAACTTTTTTTTCACTTTTGAACAAAATATTTTGTGAATCCTTGATTTTATTGGCCATAAAATATACCCGATGAGGTACTAATGTATATGAAATTAGATTATTTATACCCGATGTGGTATCAATTAGCGTGAATTATCAATTTAAATGTCACAAAATCACGACAAAAAAAAGGGTACCGTTTCCGATACCCCTCCTAAACACACGCTAATGATTGAAAAGTCCTCTAAATTACAAAGGAAATTTGATACTATCGATATTTTTTTGCATTTTTCTTATCCCATTATTGGAAAAAATACGACATTCAATGTTTAATATCCTTCCTCCGGTTGGTTTGATTGGTGCTCCTCGCTCAATATGCCATCCTTTTGATCCATCACCGTACTCCTCTTTATATGTACCGGTGAGCATGAGGTGGATGTTTTTGTGATAATGCATATAACCATGCTTCGGTGAATGAATAACCGTATCTCTCACATCATTTCGGCACGCATTCTCATGGATATGGCCCATTGTGAAGATATCAAAGTCCTCATACATCTCAAGAGCTCGAGTCAAGTTGAGAGCTCCCTTGGTCACAACTCCTCCTCCTCCGGATCCATGGAAGTATTTGATTTTGGATGTACTTATTGAATTGTGATCATATGATTGACGTATGATCAACCATCCACCATATCCCCCGGTCATCACATTGCTCCCATTTTTGTAATTAAGTAGATCCACAAATCTTTGGAGGATATCTGTTTCCTGGTATTTGATGATTGCCGTTTCATGATTTCCGTATCCGATTACGGTGAGAATATGTGCATATGGTGAGAACCATTCTACCGCGGTTTCAACGATGGAATCAAGATACTTTGCATTGTTATGCTCCTGGCGGATGTCTGATTTGTTACCTCGCTTATCACCTTTGCCTTGCATGAGGCAGAAAAAATCACCATTGACCATGATCTTGATGTCATTCTCAAGGCAATAGTCGAAATCTCTTTTGAGTAGGTCCCAATCACATTTGGGATTGTCCCAATGGAGGTCACTCATCATGGCAATTTGAACATTCTTTCCGGTGAGTTGCAACTCGTGAATGTTTTTAGAGTGCTTTATTAGCATATTTTAAAAGGTATTTGGTAACAAGTCCAAGCACGAATCCAATCACAAACAACCAAATGTTTGCTTTTGCTTTTGATTTTTTTTCGCTTTTATATTTAGCTACCTCCACCTTTTGAATTTGGCGGATGGTATCTCGCTTCAATTTATATTCGATTTTTTTCTCCCATTTGGTTTTGGGAATATAGTGATTTTTAAAAATTACAACGGTATCCTTCTCGGTGATATATTTCTCCCAAACAATTTCATTGTTCACAATCACCGGAAATGAATCAACCGAAGTGATCCGAATCGTATCGGATACCTCCTCACATTTGTATCCTTTTTTTATTGCCTTGTTGAGATGGTGCTCAAGGGAGCAAGATGCCAGGATAAAAAGGATGAATATATACCTCATAAATTTTTAAGCATTTCAATCACTCGTGGGCATGGATACATATCGGATTTGTCCTTTCTCACCGAGTTATGTGTGAAAATTCCATTGATTCCTTTAAATGCATTCTTATCAATATCCCAAATTGACTCATTGTATTCCTTTGAGATATTATAAGTATCGCATAAATATATAACTAATTGTCGAAGTGATTCGATTTGAGCATCACTATATTTGTACCAATACTTATATCCCTTGAATGGTTGGTCCAATTCGGTTACATATGAGGGATTAACAATACCCCCGGCATAGTTATAATATTTATCACCTTTTTTCTTGAGGTATCCCCAATTGCACACCTCGATTCCAACCGATAATTTGTTGAGATTGGAATACTTCGCACCATTACGAACAAAATCCTCTTGATCAATACCAAGATGCCATGCCCAATGTTTTGAAGAGAAACATTGCACGATGGTACCATTCTCACCAATGATGAATGCCGTTGCGATTCGAGAATCATTCCCATTCCAATACCTTGAAACCCCTTCAGCATTGCCATTCCCGGCCGTATGGTGGAGGTATATTTGTGATTTTGGTGATGATTCCTCAAAGTATTGGTTGGATTTCAACCTAACTTGCTTAATCTCTTGGATATCCAATTTTTTCATGGTGATTATCTTAGTTCATCAATATCTTGCTTGGTCCTCGTGACGAATTTACGCAATGCAGCAAGTACATTTTTCCCGGTCACATCCTCATATGATTCGTTGATTGATTTCACCTCAACCATCACACAAAAGAATGCGAATACTTTGGTCATTATGAGCTCAACGGAAATGAAATTCGATATGATATCACCGGCAATGTACTTTTCAATTAAGTATATGAACATGATTGCACCTCCATAAAGGAGTGATTTGCTTATTGTATTGGACAATCTTCTCGATTTGAATGCTTTCCAACCGCCTTTTTTTACTGATCTCCAAATACCAAAGCAAGTATCAATTGCGATGGCTAACATTGCGATATATATCATCGGCATAACCGGTGAAATAACCGCCCAAAATGATGCGAATAATATCATAACATTTTGCCTCATAAAACAAGGATTGAGTTGTTGTATCCATTATCCTTCGGATATCCGCATCTCCACTCTCCACTCATGTAACAATCCCCCACACAACTCAAGCATTCGATTTGAGGTCTTAAATCGGTATCCCTATTTGCTTGACTTATAAATATCGGATACAATTCTTTATTTTTCACCAGGTACTTGATCAACCTCATCTCAAAGAAAGATGCCTTTTGAGCATAGTGCTCCATGCCGAATGCAACTTCCGATCGTGTAACCGGTTGAGAATAATCTCCACTTTGTTGTTGCAATCCTTTATTTTTCAATTGGTACGTCAAACCGAATACCGCATCTTCCGCTGATCTCCACGCAATCACCGGTTGAATGAATGCAACTAACAACTCCTCCTCCGGTGTTAATGTTTGGTCATTGTACGCCTCAAGTAAGTGATTGTAAAATAAGGTACCAAGAATTGGCATCACTCTCAATTGTGATTGAGTAGCTACATATGGAAATACATCAGTCACATCCACATTGGCGGTGATTGGTGTGTTGGTTTTTAGGTATGTTTCGGTGATAAAATACAACATTATGCTTGAGGTATTGATGGTTGTTGACTTGGAATAATATCTCCCCCTTCAATTGGAGGTAGTGATGCAAGAGCTCTCACCTCATTTTGAGTCATGGTATCCAATACTTTGGTTGCAACCAATGGGCTCATGGCATTCAATGCATCTTGAGTTTTGGATGCATCTCCTTCCACCTCAACAATTGTTTCATTTATGATTTGGAAATTGTTCACCTTGAATTCGGCAATGCTTAATTTTGCGATGTGAAGTATCTCATTGAATATATCTTGCACTTGCTCTCTCAATGGCATCACAACATTCTTTTCAAATATAACATATGCTTGTTTGATATCCGATCCACTTCCAAGTGATCCGGTTGTGCGTACTCCCATTAGGATGGGATCAATCGTGTGAGCGAAGCAAATTTGCTCGGTATTCAATCCGGATGCCTCGTGGAAAAGTTTGTCATTCGAATTGGTTGGAAGAGATTCGATTTTCGGCAATTGATCTTGAGAGTTAGCAAAAAATGCAACCGCTTTCCCGGCATTGGCAGCTCCTTTCATCTTGTCGATTGTGGATCTCAAAACGTTTTTCTCCTCCTCGCTTTGTGGCCTTTTTGGGAACATCATTGCGAATGAAGGGAATACCGAGTTTTGAATATTTGATTTTGCAAAGTAACTCAGTTCGCCCGAGAGAAATGCAAAATTTAATGCACTCGAATATTTCGGCAGCGGATACCAATCTTGACCAAGGCACTCAACCTCATATACAAATAATTGGCATTTATCGGTGCAAGTTGGATGGTATTTTTTTATCTCATATACGTCAATCCTTGAGGACCAATCATCACAAATGAAGTAATCATTGTGATTGCGACCTCTTCTCACTTTGTCCGGTGAAACATTTTCCGCCCGAGTCATTTTCATTTTATCATCAAAATACAATTTAAAGTACACTCGATTGTGGACAATCAATTGCTCGGTTGTGATTCGGACCGTTTTCTTTAGCTTAATTTTTTTCTCGAATGTATACAAATCGAGTAGGTCTTTTGGTGTTGTGTTTTCGGTTTTGAGTTCAAACCCTCCACCGATTACCGCATTTGTTTTATAATCCACAATGGAACCATGCAAAGGTGATGAGTATACCAATTGGTTGAGCAAACTTGGAAATAAATTCCCGTCCCCGAATGGGATCCATCCGCTCGTTTGGTGTCTTCCATTCACATATGGAAGAGAAAGATTTCCTCCCAATACTTTCAAGAATGGAGTTGAAAAGGATTGATATCCCTCCACCATTTCGGATGATTGCTCTTTTTGTGCCTTAAATATATTGTACCAAGCCATGTATTAATCGTATATTGATGAAGTCGATGCACCGCTCACAACCATTCTACCCTCCTCAATCACAATACCGGTTGTATCATCGATTTCAGTTGGTGGAGTTGTGCTCTCATACACCGAGTATGAGTATTGTCCTTTTATTAGTGTAACGTCAACCGGCTCATCCAAATAAAAAAGGTTGAATCTTTCCGGATATGGTGACTCATCGGTTGTTGTGAATAAAATTGGATCGGATGTTGGATTCATTTCGTTTTGAAATACGAATAAATAGTAAGGTGATGACAATGAGCTCACCTCATTTAATGTCAACACGATTGAATTCACCTCCCCTTTGTTAATATATA